CGTTCAATGCCAACGAGGTGACACATGTGGATACACCGCAGGAAGCCCTTGCGGCATCCCTGAACAAGTTCGGCGAGGTCAATCTGGAATATATGGAGAATCTCTGCGACATCGGCAGGCAGGAACTGCTCGAACAGCTGGAAGAGCGCATCTTCTACAATCCCATGATGAAGAGCCATGAAATCAAGGACCGTTTCATAGCTGGCAATGTGATCGCCAAAGCAGAATGGATAGAGAACCACCTGAGAGACTATCCCGATGACGGCGCGAGCAGAAAATCATTGGAGGCCCTTCGGAAAGCCATACCGGAACCTATAAGTTTCGAACAGCTTGACTTCAACCTGGGAGAACGGTGGATACCCATGTCCGTATATGAGGAATTCGCCGGATACCTCTTCGAGACAAAGGCCCATATCCACTACACGGAATCCATCGACGAATTCAGCGTAAGCTTCGAGAGCACCAACGCGAACATCACCGACAGATATTATGTGAAAGGGGAAAAGAGAGGCTATTACGGAAACGACCTGCTGAAACATGCGCTGCACAACACCGTACCCGACATAACCAAGACCGTACAGGACAAGGAGGGCAATGACATTAAGGTACGGGATGCGGAGGCCATACAGCTTGCCGACACCAAAATCAACGAGATACGTTCCGCCTTCACCGGCTGGCTGAATGAACAGCTGCCCGAATTCAAGCAGAACCTTGCGGACATGTACAACCGCAAGTTCAACTGCTATGTACGTCCCGATTACGACGGTTCCCTGCAAAGCTTCCCGTTCCTTGACCTGAAAGGGCTGGGCATACCGTCCCTGTACGACAGCCAGAAAAATGCCGTATGGATGCTGAAGATGAACGGAGGCGGGATAATCGACCATCAGGTAGGTACGGGCAAAACCCTTATCATGTGCTGGCCGCCTTTGAGATGAAACGTCTCGGACTGGCGAACAAGCCGATGATTATCGGACTCAAAAGCAATGTGCATGACATAGCCGACACGTTCAAGAGGGCCTATCCGAATGCCAGAGTGCTGTATCCGGGCAAGGAGGACTTTACGCCGGAGAAGCGTGTCGGAATATTCCATGACATCAAAGAACAACAACTGGGACTGCATCATCCTGACACACGACCAGTTCGGGAAAATACCCCAGTCCCCCGAAATACAGCAGAAAATATATACGCAGGAAATAGACAGCATCGAAGAGAATCTCGCCGTATTCGAGCAGCAGGGCAATGAAGTGACCGGCTGGATAAAGAAGGGGCTGGAAAGAAGAAAGGAAAACCTTGAGGCCAAACTTGAAAAGCTGGAACAGGATATAAAGGACCGGACGGATGATGTTACAGATTTCAGACAGATGGGCATCGACCACCTCTTCGTTGACGAATCGCACAATTTCAAGAACCTGATGTTCAACACACGCCATGCGAGGGTTTCCGGCCTGGGCAATCCCGAAGGAAGCATGAAGGCCATGAACATGCTTTTCGCCATCCGTACCATACAGGAGCGTACGGGCAGGGATTTGGGGGCCACTTTCTTGTCCGGTACGACCATCTCCAACAGCCTGACAGAACTCTATCTCCTTTTCAAGTATCTCCGTCCGAAGGAAATGGAGCGGCAGGGGATTACCTGTTTTGACGGTTGGGCGGCCGTCTATGCGAAGAAAAGCACGGACTTTGAATTTTCAGTGACCAACCAGGTGGTGCAGAAAGAGCGTTTCCGCTATTTTATCAAGGTGCCGGAACTCGCCAATTTTTATGCGGAAGTATGGGAGTAGAAAGCAAGAAAAGGAGAAATGTCTGTATCTCGCTGGAGTAGAGGGCGTATTACTTTTTTCTTCATGGGATTACATCAAAGGGAATAGGCGAAAAAAGGAGCGAAAAGGCAAGAGTTCAGTTACCAAATCGTTCGAGAAACGATGAAGGGAAAAGAGTGGAAAGAAGCGGTAACTAAAGTGATGTTTTCTCTTTCATTATCAATGTATTGCACAATCATAAGTTCCTCTTGGAGAAGTAATTTTGCAAACAATATAACGACAATGGAAAAAGAAAAAATGAGGTTGCTTTTCTATCTCAAGAAAAGCACACAGAACAAAAACGGCAAAAGTCCCATTATGGGACGTATCAGCATCGGTCGCTCGATGGTTCAGTTCAGTTGTAAATGCGCCTGTACTCGTCACCTTTGGGATAGTCGCAAACAAAGACTTGTGGGTAAGAGTGCCGAAGCCGTATCGGTAAATAAGGAACTCGACAGACTGCAAGTAAGCATTCATCAAGTTTATGAATCACTTTCGGGCAAGTTGGGCAATCGCGTTACAGCAGGACAGGTAAGAGAGTTAGTCTTCGGGCTGAACAGCAAATCGCAAGGGTTGCTTCACTTCTTGGACGAATATATTGCACGATTCCAAGACAGAGTGGGCATAGACCGTAGCGAACGAAGACTAAAATGTTTGTTGCTCTTCCGCAGACATCTGTCTGAATTTATAAAATGCCACTACCATATGGAGGATATACCCATACAGAAAGCTGACATCACCTTTGTCAAAGAGTTGGAGGAGTATTTTGCTAAAGAAAAGGAGTTTAAGCTCAACACGTCAGCAGGCTATCTCTCTATGCTGGCATCTCTGCTCAAAGACCTGTACAAGCGACACGTCATTGAGACTTATCCTTTCATCGCTCATTCTATCCGTTGGGATGTGGGTACACCTCGATACATCACAAAAGAAGAAGTGGGTCGAATTGTAGCGTTAAGTGAGAAAGACTTGCAAAGCTATGAGCTGGTGTCGAGGGATATGTTTCTCTTTTCCTGCTATACAGGCTTATCGTACACGGATATTTACCACTTTACAACCGAACATCTTGTAGAGGAAGATGGCATGACTTGGATACGCAAGCCGAGAGTAAAGACGGGAAATATCTGCTACATTCCGCTATTGCCCGAAGCTTCTGCCATTATTGAGCGGTATAGGGGCATCCATACAAGGGCATTCCGCCACGAACCGCCCAAAGGTTATCTCCTGCCCATTCCCGGTTGTGACACAGTTAATATCCACCTCAAAAAGATAGCACGGCTCTGTGGTATCACAAAGAAGCTAACCTTTCATATGGCTCGCCACACCTTTGCATCGCAGATGACACTTTCAGAAGGAGTCTCCATCGAAAGCGTATCGAAGATGCTGGGACACAGCCAAATTAAGACTACACAAGTGTATGCAGAGACATCCCCTGAGCGTGTCTTTCGGGACGTAGAGAAGATTCTCCCATTCATCACACAATACCATTTAACCAACTAAAGAGTTCAAGAATAATGAAAAGTACATTTTCAGTTCTATTCTACATAGATAGGAGCAAGACAAACAAACAGAGTAAATGCGTTATCCGTTGTCGTATCACTTGCAACGGAACATCATCTTCTTTCTCAACAGGCTTGTGTACGTCTCCCAATGATTGGTTAGCGAGGAAAGCTCGTATCAAAGAGGGGGCAAACAGAGCGAACCTTGTCAATCTGCAACTGAACTCAATGGATGAACGACTTCATACACTGTATGAACTCACATTAAGGGAAGAGAACTATGTGACAGCTGAATATCTCAAAGAACAGTATCTACGACAAACGAAGCCTATCCCAACGCTTGTAGAACTTTATCAATCCCTATCTGAAAGCAAAGAGGAATTAAAGGGGCATACGCTCAGTAAGGCTACAGTGAGGGCATTTAAGGACAGCCAAAAGAGCTTTGTCCGTTTCCTAAGGGCTAGTAACAATGAAGAGTGTCTTCCACAATCGGTTGACAAAGACCTTATAGAAAGCTACCGTTTGTTTATGCTACGAGACTTGGGGAACAAGGAAAGCTCCGTTTCCAATCGACTGCGTCACCTGCATCAAGTCATCCGTAAAGCGTTGCAGGAGCAGTATATCCGTGAAGACCCTTTCGACTTCATTGATATAGAAACACCCACATACGAGCGAAATGCCCTTACTTCTGACGAGCTACACAAATTGCTTTCGTTTCGTCCGCACAAATCGGTAGACAACCATTGCAGGCTCATCTTTCTCTTAGGTTGCTTTACGGGTCTGGCATTCTCTGACTTAAAGAAACTTAGAATGGATGATGTTTACACGCTAAGTGATGGGCGTAGGTACATATCGCTCTGTCGCACAAAAACACAGAATAGGTGTATTATTCCTTTACTGCCTATTGCTGAGGAAATACTTTCCATCGTTAGTGGTGAAAGAACGGAGGGGTTGTTCTTTCGAGAGTTTCCTACTAACAGCCATTTCAATCGCAAGATAAGAGAGATTATCCTCAAAGCTGGATTGCCACCACATACCGAAGCTACCTCGCATACAGCACGACACACTTTTGCGACAACTATTTGCTTGGAGAATGGCTTGCCGATAGAAATTGTCAGTAAGATGCTCGGACATCGCTTTATTTCCACTACCGAACTCTACGCAAAGGTTAGCAAGAGCAAAATCGCACGTGAAATGCAACCACTGATGGGAAGTGATACCACAAGAGAGCTAAGAAAGGCTTTGCGGGTCTGTCCGCCAAGAGATTCTTCCAAAAATTCCTGAAGCCATATTCGGTCGGGCAAAGGTATGGCGGTTGCCTTGATTGCTTGCAAGGTCAAGTCCTGCGGATGGAGTGAAAAATCTCCACCGCAGGGCTTTTCTCTGTACTTTGCTACTATCATCCTTGCAAAAAATTGATTGTTAGTGCGGTCGTATTTTTCGCTCCAACCTTGCAGCAATAGGCTAACCGCCAAAAGAATAAGCCCGAACGAATACGGCATACTCAGGCTCTTTGGACGCAAGAAGCGACAAGACAAATACTCAACCAATCAAACAAGCCAAAGAGTGTGCTCTCGCTCTGTTAATCGAGAGCGAAACCCCTCATTCGGTAGGTTTATCATTTGAACGATTGATCTCTCGAACGATCGAGATTTCGAAGCAATCGAACACTCGAGAGTGACCTGATTTTATTTTCGCTAGTACGGAACGAACCAGCACCTCATCTCATTACCGCAATAGCCTAGACTTTTGTGTTCGCCATTTCCCTTGTGTCCTAACTATTTCCGTATCCTTCCTCACTCTTTCTTTTTCTGCTTTAGAGGGGTTACTTTTGCCTCCGACAAGAAGGGCAATCGACAGAAAAACTGCTCGTTTGCCTAGTATGAATAACGTAATCAACAACAATGCAATGAAACTTATCATCATCGACCGCAAGGCATGGGAGCAGCACTGCTCCTCCTTTGCAGATTTCATCCATCGTATTGAACGGCTTATCGGGTGTCCTCCCGAAACGGAGGAATGGCTCGACAATGAAGCCGTATGCCGTAGGCTCGGTATCAGCAAGCGCACTCTTCAACACTATCGGGATACGGGTAAAATCCCGTTCTCTATGATTGGGCATAAATGCTATTATAAAGAGAGCGACATCACTGAGATACTGAATGCAAAGAAAGACTGAACTCAAACACTGAATGAACTATGTCAGAGAACGAAATCATTACACAACAAGACCCGCAAATGCAGATGTTTGCACAACTTATGGAGAGCGTCTTGAAGAAGCTGGAGCGTTATTGTGCTACTGCACGTCCTATGTTGGGCGGAGAGGTTTACCTTACAAGTGAGGAAGTCTGCAAACTGTTACGTCTGAGTAGTCGCACGCTCCAAGAGTACCGAGACAGTGGAACAATAGCTTATCACAAAATCGGAGGCAAGATACTCTACAAACAGAGCGATATACAAGCGATGCTTGAAAGGTACTATAATCCTATATATAAGAGAAATAAGTAATTGAACAGCGGGGTAAAAGAAGTGAGTTGAGATATGGTTTAGCGGATACTCATTTGAACTCGGGAACGCTGACGTCAAGAGCATACAATCTCTCGGAGAGTGTCAATTCTTCCATCGGTGTGCGTGCTTTTGTTCCTCTTTGGGGATTGTTGACTTCATCGGTGCGTTTTCAGCGTTTAATCTGAACTTACAATTACCTACGGTCAAATGAGTAAGCCATAGGGGATTTCGGTTAAGAGTTGGGTAAGTCAAGATTTGGTATGGTCAAGAAGTGGGTTTTAACTCAAGTCAAAATTGAGTTGAGTCAAAACCTAACTCTTGAGCTAAGTCAATTTTGAGTTGAGTCAAAACTGATCCAAGTCAAAACTGAGTCAAGTCTTAACCAGACTCAAAACTTAGCTCAGAAAGTCAAAAGCTAATTTCCAATCGCCCCTAAGTGGGTGGCATCAATTCTTGATATTGGCAAGGTGTGTCTTTGTACCACAAATTGCCATTTGTACCACAAAGACCCTTGCCCCGAAAGGGGATTAAATCACTCCAAAGTCGTGATTAGAAAGCAATGAAGAAGCAAAAACAAAAGAAGCCAGACGGCAGATGTGCCACCTGCCCACGATGGGACAGATGGCACATCAGAATACCTAATTCCGAAGACCAGCAGAAACTTATCAGACTCTATCGCAAGTCGGGAGCAAAGACAAAGAGCGACTTTGTCCGAGCAAGGCTTCTTGGTGAATCTTTTAAGGTCATCACCCAAGACCCTGCAAAAGAACCTTACTTGGAGAAACTCTCAGAAATCGTTGCCTTGGCTCATAAGATAGGAGTTCTGTACAACGAAGTCGTGAAAGTCCTCAATACTTATCATTCTGTTGCCACTGCTCAACAACTGCTCGGCAAACTCGAAACCTATTCCCAAATTCTCATCAGACTACAACAGCAAGCAGTACAACTGACAAAATCCTTTGGGAGTAGAGAAGAATGAATGCTGATAAATCATAACACCCATACTCGTATCGTACCGCGAATGTCCAATCCCTCTTTGGATGATACAAAAGGGTCACTTTGAACGATTACATAGGACCAGTTTCAACGATTTTTCCACTCTGCCCTAATACTTTATCTTTTGGAAAGTACATTGATAATCAGATAATTATTTCAATAACTCCCGATTTGGAGTATTACCCCACATTTATTATTTTTTTATTTTGACAATTCCCGATTTGGGGCATTACCATGACCATTAACAAACACAAAGTCTGTATAATCCCCTATAACTAACGTATCTTTTGAAATTTTCCGTATTTTGTAATCAACATATGGATAGAGCTTTTCCACAGGATGTGGAAGTTTCCAATAAATAAAAACTCGCATGCCATCAACATCAAACACTTTAGGGAATAAAATGTCCTGTTGGGAAGTAAATTCTTCATCTCCTTTCTTATTATAAGCTGAATTCAACTTGCAAATGCAACAGAATTCTGATTAATAATTTGTTTAAATTTTTCGTTTGGCGTGAGGTATCCAAGTCTTTTACGAGGTCGATTATTGAGTTTATTTTCAATCCACTTAATCTGTTTGTTGGTTACTTCACTAAAGTCCTTACCCTTTGGGATATACTGCCTGATAAGCCCGTTGGTGTTTTCATTGGCACCACGTTCCCATGAGTGGTATGGTTTGCAAAAATAGAATTTTATTTCCAATTTTTGCGCAATTTCCTCGTGCTTTGCAAACTCCTTTCCATTGTCAGCCGTAATTGTGTGTATTAAGTTTTTCACTTTCCGCAGTGCCCATACTGCAATCTTAGCTACCGGGATGGCTTCTTTTCCCGACAACTTGCGTATCCAGACCCTGCTTGTTGCTCTGTCGTTAAATGGTAAGAATGGGCACCTTTGTGGTTCTTACCAATAATTGTATCTATCT